ACATTACATGCTCCGGCTAAATTTCTTTCCTTTTGTAGCCGCGCCTGTACCACGAGCTACGCCGCCTGTAGCATAACCCTTCGTCTTTTTCATTGCACCACCTTTCGCCATCGCTTTGGTCTTTTTGGTCGCGCCACCTTTAGCCATTGCCTTGGTGCCCTTCATTGCGCCACCCTTGGCCATTGCCTTGGTCTTCTTCGTGGCACCGCCTTTGGCCATCGCTTTAGTACCCTTCATCGCGCCACCGGCTTTCTTCTTCGTAGTAGCGGATTTCGTCATTCCGCCCTTGGCCATCTTGCCCTTGCCGTCCGCCGCAAACTCGGGAACCATCTTCCCAGTCTTCGGGTCTTTGACCATTGGCATCTTGCCACCGGCCGCCATTGCTTTGGTCTTCTTCATTGCTCCGCCGCGTGCGTAGCCCTTCGTCTTTTTCATTACTCACCTCAAGTCACCGTAACAGTTACGCTCCCAACAGAGCCTTCCATTTTTTGAATTGGATTCCCGACTGGATTCCAACCAAAAAGACCTCGACTCGCCTCCTCTGCCTTGTCAGGACGCGGGTCAAACAACGCTTGTGGATCGAATATCTTTAGCCGACCCAAGAAATTCTGTGGCTGATCTGGATCGACAACGTCCAAACCAACCCGAAAACCTGTCTTTACACCGTTGCGATACTCATACACAAGCTCGTCCAACGGGTATCGGAACCCTGTCTTGTCACAAAAGCCAAACGCATGACTCCCTTTCGCATAAGACGGCATGGTTAATCCTCGTAGTTCAGTACCAGTTCCTCGCCCGATTCAATCAGGCGGGTTGTGTATACATTGTATATACGGCAGTCGTCCCAGTCATGAACCAAAAAAAGCTCGCAGTTTGCGTTCTCTGCGTGGTTAAGGAAACCACCGAGCGGTGTTCTGATGTACCCTTGGAACATCGGGACCTTGATGTGTGTTGTGCCGAGGTCAGTCTCGGTATCTATTTCGGTCGTGGCAAAAATACCCAACCCTTCGATATCGCTTTCACCAATGGTCAACTCGTCCGGCAGTGGCTTGTAGTAAAACGGATTGTAAATCGCGTCCTGCATTACTGACCTGCCAGATAGAACGTATCAAACGGAATGAAGCGAATGGATGACGTGTCTCGGTCTTCACCTGCCGCCAACTCAAATTGGAACTCATATTCTTGTTTCAGGGCACCAACCCTGTCATTCACTTCAGGTCGCTTCATAGCGATATAATAAGCAAGCCCAGCCACAAGGCAAGGAACAAACCGAGGAGGAACGTCAGCCGTTCCTGACACCCCCGATGAAATGCTTTCAATGCCACGTAGGCGGTAATACGCCAAAGTGTAAGTGTTAGTCGAATCCGGCACAGGCCAAAGCGTAACCGTTGTTTCCGTTGCCAAACGTCTAACGAACGCTTGAACGGGTCGGCCTGTTGTGTTTTTGTTTGTTTGTTGTGAATAAGTCGATACACTGATTCGCTCCACATTGGTATCTATCTGGTTTACACCGGATCCAGTCCGCAGAGACATTTCGATAAGGTCAATCGTATCGGTTGGCAGTGTATAGGTTCCTGTGCCGGATGATAATGCAATCGTTCCCGGCTCGATAGTCCACAGGTTGAGCCCACGGTTTTGCCATTCGAGTGTGAGCAAATTCAAACTTCTTCGGGCGGTCTTCAAATCGTAACCAGAGCGCATCTCGAGCCCTGCACGCTCAAACGCCTCTTCGAAGATCTCTGGTAGGTCTGGTGTGACTACAGCCATGCTACGCCCTTGTCCTTCCTCTTACGGCCACTCCGTCACGCATACAGCGTCCTCCGGACTTGGCCCTTGTTACTTTTGCTTTGGGTGTGTTTGCAACAAACTGTTTACCCTTGGATCCTTCGCGCTTCTTTTTTCGGGCTGTGGCCTTACGCTCTGACTTAGACAGGCTTTGCGCTTTCTTTCTTGGCAAACAACGGTCCGGGTTCTTTTTGTCTTTTGAAGACCCGCAGGGGCCTGCAATGTTCCCTTCGGAATCAATGCGAACCCAGTCTTCATCAAGCCACTTCTTGAGCTCACCCATTACTTGCCCTTCCGCTTTCCGCCTTTGGCTTTCTTTGCGTAGTTCGGATCTTTACAATACTTCGATGCGGCTAGGTTTGCATACGCACTTGGGTACTTGTCAAATGTCCGCTTGGCCCACGCTTTACCTTCAGGGCAAATCTTGCCCTTGCTTTTGGTTTTGCCACCCTTCTTCATTTTGGAAACACGGCCGCCCGATCCGTCATCTATATTTCGGGCGCTTCGAATTACGTCAAGGTCACCGGCATCTGTTCCAGTGGACGCGAAGCCAGCTCTGCACATGTCTCTTGCTTTCATACGATTACCTGTCAATTGTTTGCTCATCTGAGCGCGAGTAATTGTCATCGCTCACCTGCCGATAACGAATCAACAAGCGACTGAGCATACTCTTCAGGAGTCGATGTGAATGGGTATCCCTGTCCGGCAGGTGTGAACTGCGGGAACCGTGAACCAATCAACGATGCAATACCGGGCTCTGCTTGACGCTCTGGACTCATTATACCAATTTGCTCAAGGAACTCGGGCTCGTATAATGCCGCAGGGTCAAATCCTGCGTCCATGCGTCTTTCTGTAAGATCTTGAAATGTCTGCTCTATTTCTGGCGACAACGTGTACGAACCGAAATCTCGAGCAAAGTCAAATGGACTTGTGATTTGTGGTTGACGATACTCGAAGTCACCAAGATCAGAGTCAACTGTCGTGTCACCAAACTCATACCCGTCGATGACAACAGGCTCTACAGGCTCCGCCTCGAAGTCATCATCATCATCACCACCACCAGTGCCATCACCTGTAGTCCCTGCGCCGGGGCCTGTGCCAGTGCCTGTGCCAGTGCCACCCGGACCTGTACCAGTTCCTGTACCAGCTCCTGTGCCGGTCCCCGTACCGGTGCCTGCTCCAGTGCCGGTACCTGCTCCGGTTCCAGTTCCAGTTCCACCACCAATTCCACCACCGGTGCCTTTATCACTCATTCCAATGATGTCGTCACCGCCCTGACCAATGACACCAGAGCCTTCACCGCCGGGAATAATTGGGCCTTCCTCTCCGGGAAGAATGCTTACACCGCCGCTTTTATCGCCGCCAAGCAGTCCAGTTGCCGCGCCATCATCTCGAGCCTCTTCAGAAGCACCGCCCGTGCCTGCGCCCTCCTCTCCAGCCTCTTCAGAAGCACCGTCCGTGCCTGCGCCCTCCTCTCTAGCACCACCATCAGAAACGATAAAGTCCTGATAAGGCTGAACAACGACTTCTGAAAGCACCAAATTAGGGGGGTCTCCAGCAACATCGGGGCCATCCTCTCCAGCACCACGATCAGGAACGAGAAAGCTCTGATAAGGCTGAGTAACGAATTCTGGAAGCCTCACATCAGGGAGTTGCTCTCCAGCAACATCGGCAACATCGGCAACATCGGCAACATCGGCACCCTCTATTCCGCCGGGGTCAAAACTGAGGCCACCACGCGCACCGCCGCCGCCACTCTCCCCTTCTTGGCCTCCTCCACCGGCAGAGCCCCCCTCTGGTCCTCCTGCAAGGCCTTCAAGCATTGACTTGAGCTGTGCAATGTTTACGGTAACGAATTTAGGTGAAACAAGCTCATCATCTTCAGTGCCAAACTCGTAACCCTCTTGAAGCAGTGATTCGATCTCCTGAGACAGCGCATCACCACGTTGCAGTGACCCGCCAATTGTAATTACGGTCTCACCAGTCAGCGGATTTTTGTTTGTCAGCTCTTCGTATGCATCTTGGAACTCTTCCGGCGCTGAGACCATTTTGCCCGTGGCGTCAAACTGAACCCTGTCTGCGCCCGGTAATTGATTGATATCTAAACCAAGCCCCCTAGTCTCTTGAATAGATACAGCTTTTTCTGGAGCAAACGAATAAGGGCTTGCGCCTGTCATTGACCCAGCAATTGCAAGCGCCTCGTCAAAATCTTCAACTGTGGTGAGCGCTCGTGCCAGTGCATCTTGAAACGTAATCTCAGGCTCAGGCTCGGGCTCGGGCTCGGGCTCGGGTACCTCGACTTCAATATCCGCTGTAGGCGTGGTTGTGGGGACCGTTACAGGCGTGGTCTCTGGCTCTGGCTCGGGCTCGGGCTCTGGCTCGGGCTTGGGCTCGGGCTTGGGCTCGGGCTTGGGCTCGGGCTTGGGCTTGGGCTTAGGTTTAGGCTTAGGTTTAGGTTTAGGCTCAGGTACCTCAACCACAATATCTGCCGTGGTATCTGTTGTAGTTTGCCG